TCAGATCGATCATTTCAAAGAAGTATATGATAAGATCAAACCTTTAGATAATAAATTAAGAGATTATGAATATGACGATCCTGAATATAAAAAGATTCAAGATCAGATGAAAGAATTAAATGATACTGGACATGGTATATATAGATTAGAAAGCTTAGCTAATATAGATAAAGAAATGGTTGTTAATACTAAAGATTATGATTTCGATCAATTATTAGACGAAGGAAAATTAAAATATATTGGTGCTAAAGAATTAAAAGATCTAAAAGAATATTCACCTAATCAAAGTAGTGTTTTCTATAATAACAAACAAAATATAGAAAATATGTTAAATAATTTTAATGAATTATTTGATAAAAAAGGAATTACTTTAGATCACGATGTTATAGTATTTAGAAGAGGAAGAGAATCAAGTAAACAAATCGATAATGGATTCACGATGGACGGAATAATTTCTACTTCTGCATTCGATACTTTACCGAAAAAAATGCCTTCTGGAAATCCTTTTGGTGATAGAAGATATTATATTTTATTACCTTCAGGAACAAAGATCTTATTATCAGAACAAGTAATAGGTAGAGGTTATAAGGATGATCGATACGAAGATGTTTGGAGAGGAGTTAGAAAACAACATGAGATATTACTTAGACCAGGAACTCACTTCAAACAATTATCTACTGATAGTTATTTCAAAGGAGACAAATACGAACAAGATATATTATTATTAGCAGAGGAGGAAAAATAATGAATGAATTAAATTCTTATGTTGATTATTTATATCAATACTTTAGAAATAACCAGGATCCGCAATCTATTCCATTAAGATTCGTCGATCTATTTGGTTTTGAAAACCCCGTAGCAGATAAGATCTATGAATTGTTTATTCTAGTAAAAAATAGCAAATAGTATTTACAAAACGAACCGTTTTATGATATAATTAAGTTGATAGATAATAAAAAGGAGGATTTAGTATGGAAGAGATCTTAAAAGAATTTGTGAAACCAGAACTATTAATATTAATCCCAGTATTATATATTATCGGTGCTGGACTTAAAGTTAGCAAATTCAAAGATAATTTTATTCCCGTCACTCTTGGAGTAGTAGGAATTCTATTATCTACAATTTATGTCTTTGCAACTACAGATATTTCTGGAAATAAAGATATTCTTATGGGAATCTTTATTTCACTAACTCAAGGAGTATTAGTTGCAGGATGTAGTGTATATTTTAATCAAATATACAAACAATTAAAGAAAGGAGATTAATATGGAAGATCAAATTATTGAAGTAGACTATGATAAAGATCTTGTTGAAAAATACAAAGAAAACTATATCATGGAAGAAGAAGGAATCGGTGCTGATGAAGCAGAACCATTTGATACTCAAACAAATGTAAACGAAGTCTCATTCGAAGAAATGAATGAAGAAGGAGAAGTTATTTTGGAGGAGGTAGTTGAAAATGATAAGAACGACTAGACCTACCTCAGGTAATAAATATTTTATAACTAAAGGAGCAGGAGGTTATTCAACTTGTATAGTTGGTAAACCTACAGATTCTCAATGTAATGTTTTATCAAATTGTGTTGGTTATGCATGCGGAGCATTTAATGAAGAATTAAATCTTGGTTATGAGAAATATCATTTGAATTGCAACGCTGAAAACTTTATTGAAAGAGCAATCGCTTCAGGATTAAATATCTTTAAAACTCCTCACGTAGGTGATATTATATGTTGGGAAGGTGCAGGTAGTTTAGCAGGACACGTTGCTATAGTAATTGAAGTTATTGATTCAAATACAATTAGAACCGCAGAATCTGGTTATGGTAGTTCAAATCCTTTCTGGATTACTACTAGAAAAAATAATAATGGAAGATGGGGAACAAATTCAAATTACCCGCTAAGAGGTTTTATTGAAAATCCTAACTATCCTCATGATAAACCAGTACCACCGACTCCAACTCCTACATTAAAATATAAAGAAGGAGATAAAGTTATAATTAATGGACAATTATATGGTGATTCATACGGAGGAAAACCAGGTAAGGTAGTTAAGAATAAACATACTACTATTACAAGAACTAATTCAGGTGCTCCATACCCATATAATACTACGGGAGATCTTGGTTGGATGAGTGAAGATTCTATTAAATTAGATACTCCATCACCAGAACCTCCAAAACCAGAAACATTTAAAGTTGGAGATAAAGTAGTTCCTCTAACATTAGTTGATTATAATGGAACACACTTAATACAATACGATCCTTATTATTATATTACAGAATTAAAAGGAAATAGAGCAGTACTAAGTGCATTAAGGGGAAACAAATATTATTGTTGGGCAGCAATGAATACTAACAATATTAAAAAAATATAGAAAGAAGGTAAAAGAATGGATTTCGATGAAATACTAAAAGATCCTAAATATCAAGCTGAATTTGATAAAAGAATTGCTAAAGCAATAGAAACATCTAAAACTAAATGGGACGAAGAAGCTGAAGCAAAGAGAAAAGAATTAGAAGAAGAAGCAAAATTATCTGCTGAAGAAAAAACTAGAAAAGAGATCGAAAAATTAACTAAAGAAAACGAAACATATAAGGCTAATGAAGCAAGAAGAGCAATGAAAGATGCTTCTTTGGAATATATTAAAAATAAAGGTTATTCAAATGCAATTGCAGATTTAGTAGATCTAAGTTCATTTAAGGACGAAGAAGATATGCATAGTAGATTAGATTCGATCAATACTACTTATTCTAATACCGTTTCTAAAGCAATCGATGAGAAATTAAAAGAAAACGGTTATGCTGATCTAACAGCAAATAAAGGCGACGGTAAAAAAGATGATCTATTTAATTTCAATTTCACTCCTGTAAAAGAAGTTAAATAACTTCTTTTTTTTATGAAAAAGTATTTACAAAAAGATATATTTATTATATAATGTAATTGAATATAACTGATATGTTGTGGGGAACCTCCTTTTCACCCCAGGAAGGTTAAATGCAATGGGTAAAGTTGTATTAAATGTTTCAGAAATGAAATGTCTAGTATAAGTTTATCTATTGCATTTTTTGAATAGATAAATAAATACTAAAAGGTTTATCTCACCTAAAAGGGAAATTAAATTAAAGAAAGGAAGGAAAGATATTTATGGCAGCATTAAATTACGCTGAAAAATATGAAAGAGCATTGGCTCAAGCATACCCTAATGTATTACACTTTAGTGAATTACATGCTTCACCTAACAACTCTCTATACAAATTCCTAGATGCTAAAACTATTAAAATTCCATTCTTAACTACTACTGGTAGAAAGAACGTTAATAGAGATGCAATCGATGGAACATTTGCTAGAAACGTTGATAAAGACGATCAAACATTAACAATGAAATTCTACAGAGAATGGAGTACTTTAATCGATCCAGCAGACATGGACGAAACAAATCAAGTAGTGACTATCACAAACGCTACTAAAGTATTTAATGAAACTCAAAAATTCCCAGAAAAAGATGCATATCTTATTTCTAAGATTTATAAAGATTTCGTTGAAGCAGGAGGTACAGCTGATACTACTTCATTAGATGCTACTAACGTTTTAACTGTATTTGATACATTAATGACAAATATGGATGAAGCAAACGTTCCAGCAGTAGGTAGAATCTTATATGTGACTCCAGTAGTTAAAACTCTATTAAAGAATGCTCAAGGAATTGTTAGAAATATTTCTATTAATGGTTCAAATGATAAAGAACTTAATAGAATCGTTGATCGTTTAGATGAAGTTAAATTAGTAAGTGTACCAAGTATGTTAATGAAAACTGCTTATACATTCACTGATGGTTATGCAGTAGCAGAAGGAGCTGGACAAGTTAATATGTTCTTAGTTCATCCTACTTCAATAATCACTCCAGAAAAATATGAATTCGCTGGAACAGAAGCTCCATCAGCTCATACTAAAGGTGATTATCTATATTATGAAAAATCTTATGAAGATGTATTTATCATCAATCAAAGATTAGCTGGTATTGCATTCAATATTACAGCAGGAGAATAAAATTCTCTAAGGAGGTATAATTAATGAAACAAGAGGTATTACAAAAAATCATAGCTATACTTGGTGATAATTACCAAGCAAGTGATTCAGCAGTTCTAGAATCTCTATTGGATCAGGTTATTACACAAGCAAGTTATATTAGTAATCGAGAAATCGATCTAGAAGCAGAGAGTGATGATAATTTTAAATTACTAACTCCTGAAATTATAAATGCTACAGTAATTGCTTATGAAACGAGAGGAGTAGAATCAGTTAAATCACAAAGTGAGCTAGGACAAAGTAATACCTTTGTTGATTATACTGAAAAACTTAGAACTGATATAATTAAAAATGGAAAGAGAGTGGTGTGGTAATGAAACAACTTACAAGACTTGAATCCATTGACTTATATAGAATAGGGAAAGAAACTTTACCGGACGGAGATGTTCAAGAAACAGAGACTCAGATCGGTACATATAAAGTTGTAATCCAAGAATTAAATGATAATGTATCTGCTACTATATACGGAGCTGATATTAATAAGATCTTAAGAATTTCTTCAGTAAATAAGATCCTAGAAATCTTATTAAAAGAGAAATTGAATAATACTTCTGATAATATTTCAAAGTATAGAATATCTTATGGTACTAGCAAATATAAAGTAAAAGATGTTAAATCAAGATATATCGATATAGAGAGGTTATAAGATATGGAAAATCTAGGACAATTAAGAAAATTCCTAGAAGCTCCTATAAGTGATTCTAATATAGAAAAGATCTTGAATAAGGTAGCAACCAAAGTTCAAACTGATATTAAATCACTTGCTCCAGAAGATACGGGTGCATATAAAGCATCGATCGTAATTTCAGAAGTAAATCATCAAGACACATATCATTCAATCAAAGTTTATACTAATCTAAATTCTGGTTGGAGGAACGTTCCTCTAGGATGTTTACTTGAATGGGGAACAGGAGTTAAGGGTGAATCCACTAATACTTACGACCACGGCTATCCATATAGACAAACTCCTTGGGTATACTTTAATGAAAGATATGGACGTTGGATCTTTACATACGGAAACGTTGCAAGACCACATTTCATCCCTGGACTATATAATAATGAAAAATATTTCGAGAAAACCATAAAGGAGGCGATAACAAGTGGTAAATGATTTAAGAAAACTATTACAAACTAGACTTAGTGAAATCGAAGGACTTGGTTCTGGTAAAGCTAAACCTGATGATGTAATAGAAGAAAATGAAATATACTACGGTTATGAATTAACTACATCAGCTGAGAATTATGGTTTAGAATATCAGTTTAGTGAAATGTCTATTACACTAACTGGTAGATTAGTTAGTAAAAATAAATCTTTAGCAATAATGGATTCTTATGCTAATCAAATAGCACAAGTTCTAAAAGATCTAAGATTTAGATATACTATACAAGATGTCACTGAATATGATAAGATTAATAAGGTTCTTATCAACGGACACACATCTTTAAATGAAGTTAATAATTATTTAAGATAAGGAGGAATGATTATGGATCCAGATGCAAAAGTACAAGTTGCTACTATGGGAACGAAACTTGAATATTCTACTAATTTGGAAACTCCAGCTTGGGTTAGAGTTTATGGTTTAGCAAGTACTCCAGATTTCGGAGGACAACCTAACAAAATTGATACTACTACTTTAGATAATACTGTAGCAGAAACATCTACTAATGGATTACAACCAGCAGTAGAATTAAGTTATGAATTCAATGTTCAAGAACTTAATAGCAATGATGCTAACTTAAGATTAATCAAAGCATTAGCAGATAATAAAACAAAAGCTAAATGGAGATTAACTAAAGCTAGTGGAATGACAATCGAGTATGAAGCAGTTCCTACTATTAGTTATTCAGCTGATGAGCAAGGTGGTATTGAAAAATTCGTTATGTATCATGATTTAAAATCTGATCTAACAGTTTCACTACCTACAGTTAGTAATGGTTAATAAGGTAGGCTTCTGAGTCTACCTTATAACTTATAATATTATATAATATTACAAGTGATTCATAAAGAGAGTTTATGAAAGGAAAGGAAATTAATTATGAATAATGAATTAATTAAAGTAATAGGTGAAAAAGAGTTTCACTTCAAATTCAAATCAAAGAAATGTATTGATTTAGAAAAAGCAACAGGAAAACAATTTCTAGAGTTGCTACAAGATGTATCTATGAATAACATTGCAAGATTGTTAAAGGCTTCTTGCATATCACCAGAAAATATAGACGAATATGAATTATTAGATCAATTAATGGAAAATTCTTCATTAGAAAGAATCATGTTAGATATAATATATGAAACTGCTACTATTTCTGGTATTATAAGCAGAGCTGATAAAGACAAAATTGATAATGCTGTTTCAGATGAAAACATCAGAGAACAAATGTTAGAGAATAGTAAAAAAAAATAGATTTATTTGATACTATACATAGTTTATATATAGAATTAGCAAAACTAGGTTATCACTTAGACGAGCTATATGATATGTCTATGAAAGAGTTATTATTCTCTCTTAAATACAGACGTGAAGGCGATGCATACTTTTATTGGAAAGTTGGAGTAATGACTCGAGCTGGGGTAAATGCAAAAACATTCCCTAAAAATCCAGAAGCAGCATCGCCTGAATTGTTTGAAAAGAAAAAATCGGCAAGAATGCCGGATTGGTTAGTCGATGACTACCAAAAGAAATTAAATGAAAAATTCAAAAGAAAGGAGGAATAATCTATGGACAATGAAATGAATGTCAAGCTCGGTTTAGATACCAAAAATTATACTAAATCGATCGACGAAGCACTAAAAGTCTTTAATTCATTTCAAACGAAGTTAAATGATACTAAGTTAGGATTCAGTTCCTCTCAGGTTAGTGAATTACATAAAATATTTACTGACATAAGAAGTACCGCTACTAGTGAATTAGCTAAGATTCAAAAAAGAATAGATTCTCTTAATGGTAAAGATGTTAAATTGAGTTTTCAATATGATACGACATCTCAAAAAATAGAAGGATTACAAAAAGAAATAGAGATTACTTGGAATCCAAGTGAAAGAGCTAAACTAGAAAATAGGTTAGATACTCTTCAACAAAAATTAAATGCATTAGACGGAGAACTTACTCTTAATGATGAGGATCTAAAAGAAGCAGAAACAGATTATAATTTCTTGCTTAAAGAACTTCAAGTTAATCCATTAGAATTCGACTTTGAATCACCTGCTCTTATTAAATTCAATACCATGATAGATAATGTTTTAAATGGATTGAAACGAACAGGAGAAGAAGCAGAAGATACCGGAGACAAAATTGATGAGATGGGTAAAAAAGCTGAAGGAGCAGCAAGAACTTCTACTAAATTAAATCTAATGGGTAGAATGTTATCTCAAATGCGAAATACGATCGCAGCAGCAATTAACCCTTTGAATAATTTTAGAAAACTATGGAATAAAATAATAATGGCAGATAATTCAAAATTTGGTAATACTTTTAAAACCATAGGAGCAAATATTCAAACAGCACTTACTCCTGTATTTGAAAGAATTGCTCAATGGATCATAAATCTTATAGGTTATATTAATGTATTTATAAAAGCATTATCTGGCGGAAAAATAGATCTATTTGCTAAAACTTCGAAGAGTGCAGCAAGTACAGCAAAATCCATGAAAGAAGCTAATAAGCAGTTAGCTGGATTTGATGAAATCAACGACATTAGTGAATCCTCCGGAGGAAGCGGAGACGGTGGAGATTCTATTGGACCTATCGCAGAACCTCAGTTAAAAGGGGAATGGGTAGAGAAACTTACCGAATGGGGTAAAAAAGTCGGAGAAGTATGGACTAAGATAAAAGAATTCTTTACTAATCTAAAAGATAATATAGGAACTATAGGAACGATCGCTTTAGGTTTAGGAGCAGTAGTTCTAGTATTTGTATTATTAAATAAAGTACTCGGAACCGTGACTGGACCATTATTAGCAATCGGAGTAGTTTTAGTTGGAATCGCTACAGTATTATTCGGAATCGCTAATCTAATGACTGTTATGCAAGAAACAGGAACATCTATCGGAGATCTCGCTCTGATAATGGTGACAACTTTAGGATTATTAGCAGTTGCAGTTATTGGTTTTGCAGTAGCAGCAAAAATGATCGATATTAAAGGTTTAGCAGCATTAGTAGTTATCTTTGTCGGAATGGTAGCAGTAATTACGGTTATTAAAGATCTAATGGTGACTATGACAGAAAACGGAATTAGTGCTACAGACATGTTAGCAACGATGGGAGTAGTTATTGGAAGTGTTATAGTTGCAGTAGCAGCACTAACTGCAGCAGCTATGATTCTAGGTTCTAATCCATTAGCATTAATAGCAGTAGTTGCTTTGGCGGGAGCATTAGTAGCAATATTACTCGTAATGGAAAAAGTAGTTCCTGTAATATTAAATGCATTGGCTTCATTCTTCGAAAGAGTTGGACCAATAATGGTAGAAATCTTAGACAAAGTATTACAGATTATAGATCGAATCCTTGATACGGTTGATAATTTAGTTAATAATTTATTAAAACCAATATTAGTACCATTAATCAATAATATAGGTAATTTCTTAAAAGGATTAATCGATACTATCGGAAAATTAATATCTAAAATGGGCGAATTCTTCAACAAGGTTAAGACCAAAATAGTAGATGTATTTACTAAAGGAGGAGAAATCTTCAAAGGTATACGTGATGGATTCTTAGATATTTGTAAAACAATTATCAATGCTATCATCAAGGGAGCTAACGTAGTAATATCATTACCTTTCAAAGGAATTAATGGAATAATGAATACTATAAGAAATATTTCATTCTTAGGTATTTCACCATTTAAAGGTTTATGGAAACAAAATCCTTTACCTGTACCTCAAATTCCATTATTAAATGTGGGTACTGAATACGTTCCAGAAGACATGTTAGCAATGATTCACAAAGGTGAAGCAGTTATACCAAAAGAATTTAACGAAAAATCTTATTTCTCAAATATGAGTAATAACGAAGAAACCAATAGATTATTATACGAAGTAATAGATGCAATCAATAATATTGAAATTAATCCTTATACAACCGTTAAGGACGTTGGAAACGCATCTATTCAATATATAAAAGATAAATCAAGACAATTAGGAAGGAGTGTGATTTAGATGCTTTTATGGTATACCAAAGATACTCCTAGTTCTTCTTATGTTCAAAGACAAACTCCTAGAAAATATAAGATAGACTGGGAAGACTTAGATAATAAATCTTACAGAAGTATTGCTAATGGTAATTTAATAGATAATGTTGTTAGTAAAAAATGGAGTAAATTACAATTTGACTATCCTCATTTATCAGAATCAGAAGTTAATCAATTAATGACTATAGTTAATGCTAATCCTATATATGTTAAAGCAGTGAATCCTTTCTTCCCTAATGGTTATATAGAAGCTGAGTTTAGATGTTCAAAAGCAAGTTGTGAAATGTTAGAAGATCACTACTACACTTTATCATTTAACTTAGTTCAAAAGAAAAAAGTTAATGGACAATAAGGTTAAGATCTATTCTTAACCTTTAACTCCATAGAAAGGAGAAAATATGAAAATATATTTCGATGAAGTATTTGTTCCAGAAGATAATTATATGAGTTATTCGGACAACTTTTCTTCGTTCGACGATACTTTCTATTTAGGATCGACAGGAAGTTTAAATGCTTCAATGCAAATTCCATTAAGTGCTTGGCCCGGAAATATAGAAAACGTCACGATCGAAATAAACGGAGAAAGAATTGCTACATTAAAATTAGATAATATCACGGTTAATGACGATGAGACTATTACTTTATCTTTAGTAGATGTATTAACTCATACAGAAACAGAATGTGACTTTAGTAATCTTATAACATATCAAAAAATATACGATCCTGAAACTGATACTTGGACGGAAACAGGAACAGGAATTACGGCTAAACAATTATTAGATTTCATTTGTGATACTTATCATATTACAAAAGAAGACTTTCATTTTACAAATGAAGATGTGATGATATATTCTTATGATTCTACTTTGACCGGAAGAAATTATTTAGAAATGATCGGTGAATTAGCAGGAGGGTATATTGTTATTAATGAAGGAGGAAATCTAGAATTAAGATATTATTTTAGATATGAAAACGGAGAAAAAACATTTGCTCCTGAGTCTGATAAAGTATTATCGGCAGAGGACGTTGATAGTTTTAAATTAACAGAACAAATAACTATTGAAAGAGTAGTATATGATGATGGAGTTAATATTCCAAAAACAAGTTCTGATAACGAAGATTTATATACTTTATATTTATCAATAGATAATATGTTTTTACAACAAATAACAGATCAACAATTTAATAATCTTTGTGATAATATTATAGGTTATTCTTTCTATAATATTAAAATAGATAATACTAATAAATTCTTTACTCCTGGAAGTACTATTTGGTTCGAAAAACCAGATTCAACGAGAGTTCCAATCATAGTTAATTATACTAGAGACTATTTAGGAGGATTCGTTGGTTCTTATGAAACTAATGTTAGTTGTAAAAAAAGAACGGAAACAGAGGTTATTCCTACTGATGTTAAAATTAAAAGAATTAAAACCATCATAAATCAAATGGACAATTCTATGACAATCGAAGCAGGTAAAGTTGCAAATCTTCAAGGAAAAACAACTCAATTAAGAATCGATATAGATAAAGTTCAATCTTTGTTTCAAATCACAGGAGGATCAAATCTGATCAAAAATTCTCAATTTCTATTATCTGATGAAACTTGGGAATTTATAGAAGCAACAGGAGATCCCTTAGTATATCATACCCCTATCGGGGAAGGTTATAATTCTTCTTTAATAGGAGAAACGGTTGCAGTTGCAAACATAGTTCTTAGAAATTCTAAGGCTATTACAAAAATAGATAATATTACTAATATTAAATTAAATACTCATCATACCCTTAATTATTATATTTCTCAAGATCCTAACACTACAACAACCGTAAAATTAATTTCTAAAATAACAGGAGAAGAAATATATAATGAAGTTATTACTACTAATAATTCTGATAATATTAATATGAGAAATTATACGTTTGATTTCATAGCAAACGATACAGATTATTATTTACAAATAGAATCAACTACAATATTAGATGGTTATGTTAGAGTTTACGATTTAATGTTAAATTCTGGAGATAAAAAATCTTGGGAACCTGCAGCATCAGAGGTTTATTCTACTATATTAAAAATGTCACAACAAGGATTCCAAGTTTATTCCTCAGGAAGTAATATTCTTACATTAGTCACTTCAGACGGATTTCAGATTAGAGAAGCTCGTGATTCTGGAGACGGAGGAATAATATTAGGTAGAATTGTTAGTCAATTTAACAACGAAGGAATTATTACAGAAATAATCAGAATGACTAAGTCAATAGTTGGTAGATTTGTTCAAGAAGAATTAGAATTAAATGGTATTATACATCATGTAGAATACTTCGAAGAATAAAATGTACTACATGTACTACATGTACTACCTCAGTTTTCATTGTACCTAAGTATTTTTTGAAGACCTTTTATTAATTTTATATTAATAGAATAAAAAAAGAGGTAGTACATAGAATACATATAGTACAAAATATGATATAATTAAATTGATAATATAGAAAGGAGAAAAATATGGCAAGTGTACAAACGAGTTCCCACGAGGGGAGATATTTGAAATTAACAGTCACACAAACAAAAGGAACCTCCGAACAAAACTATTCTACCATAAATTGGACATTAGAATCAATCGGTGGAGAGGTTAATTATTACACTATTTATAAATACGGTGTATGGATCGACGGAGTACAAAGATATGATGGATCGGATGGACTTAAAACAAAAGACTGGAACACTCGTGCATTCCCCGCAGCAAAAGGTAGTACTTCCGGATCTTTTATAAAATATCACAACAACGACGGATCCGTTTCAGACATTTCGTTTAGTTTATATGGTTCTGTATTTACTTCTGCTGAAAACGAATATAAAGGAACTTTATCAATGGAATCTATACCGAGATATGCTAAAGTTTCTACTTCAACAAGTAATTTAACCGAAACAAGTGTTAAAATAAATTGGAGTAGTGATGCTGCTATATCACAAGTTCAATATAGATTAACCGTAGATGGTTCAACAGGGAGTTGGATAGATGTTGAAACGGGGGTTAATAAAACATCAGGATCTTATACTATTTCGGGATTAACCCCAGGAAAATCTTATAAAATAGATTATGATTATAAAAGAAAAGATAGTGAGTTATGGAGTTTTGGAGCTGGTTATGCTAGTAGTTCAAATATAATAACTTATAACTATCCTTCTTGTACCGTAGAAAACTTTACAATAACAGATAATTATATTTATATTAATTTATACAATCCTTTATCTAGAAATGTAAAAATAGAATTCTACGGAAACGACGGAAGCTTATTGAATTGGGGATGGAGAAACTCCTCAGGAAGACTGGGAATAGGTAATGGAGCGGAAGATCGAGTTAGAGAATATGCTTCTATTCCTAATAGTAAATCAGGAAGTTTTTATGCTAAAGTAATATATGGAAATATAGTTAATAATTCCCCATCAAAAACATATTCCATTAAGGACGACGGAACAGAAATTCCTACATTTAATGCTTCCAATTGGAGTTATACAAGTAATCTTACAGAATTAACAAATAATAATCAGTGTATAATTAACGGTTATTCAAAAGTTATATTTTCGATCGACAGCGCTGCAACAAGCGATTACGGAGCATCGATTTCTGGTTATAATTATAAATGGGGGAATCAATCAAATAATACAGGAACAATAACAGGAGGAAACGGTAATTTATTAGAAGTAGCAGCAATTGATTCTAGAGGACTAAATAAACCTACTTCAAAAACACTGATCTCTGGAGAAAATTACGTTCCTTATACTACTCCTTCTTTAGATTATTCAAATTCATATACTCATAGAAGGGATGGAATTTCTAATGAAACATATTTAACATTAAGAGGAAATCTATCTGTTATGAAATTTGGTACCAACGGAGTAGCAAACGCTATTCACAGTGCTCAATATAAAGTATATGATTATTCTAATAATCAATGGAGTGGACCATATATAATTCCGGTTAATTCCTTTACTCTTTCGTCTTCTGGCTATTTCTCACTTAATAATTACATGATACATGCTAATGGAAGTTCCGGAGGATTTACTACTGGAAAAAGATATGGTATACAAATTATATTAAAAGATGGAGCAGGACTTTTAGGTACTTTAACAACTAATAATATATTAATTACCGATGGTAAAATAGCTAGAGATGTATATCAAGATTCAAACGGAAATTATCATCAAGGAATAAACGGAATGGCCGATGAAAATTATGCAGAAAAAATATACGGAAACGAAAATATCGAAGGCGATTTATATATAAATGGAAATAAAAAATTAAGTAATACTCAAATAGATAAAACATTATACGTAGGAGATACCGGTAAACAATTAAAAGATATAGCTAATCCTCAAGGGGATACATTACCAATAGGTTCAATCGTTGATTATGATGGCTCTTCGGTTCCAGAAGGATATGCTGTATACACAGATTACAATTGTATGGTACAAAAGACACTATTTGAAACAACTACTTGGAGTAGTATGATGACTAGATACTCTACAAAAACAATTGACTTTTCTCCATACACTTATGTTGAGGTTGAATTTACTGGTCAAGGTGGAACAAACGCTACAAACACAATACTTAAAATTGACCTAACTCAACCCTTTCAAAATGTAATAACTAATAATGGTGTATCATACAGTTATGGAGCCTCTGTATGTTATCCAGATATACAATTGTTGCAAGGAAATAACAACGACCCAGGTATATTTAGAATAGGTGCTTGTATATCTACTGCAAAAGATAGAATTTGGATGGGTGACCCGGGATATTTTACAGGACAAACAGGTAGTGGTAACTTTGACACAAATAGCAATTACAATAGAATATCAAAAATTGTTGGATTCAAACCATTGCAAAGACTAAGAAAAACTCAACAACCAGCAGTATTCCCATCAAACAATATTTATGATAGTTATAACGCTAGCACAACCGATGCATATAGTTGTCACTATATAAATACAAAAACATCTAAAATATTATATAATGGGGAACTTAAAGGTGGTTCATCAATAACACTTACTAAATCTGATGTTAAAAGATTTCTAAAGGTATATGCGATTGTAGCTGGAATGCAATTAATCACTTATGAAATTGATACAAGTATAGCAACCACATATCAGTATGGTGCTGGCATGGGTATAGCCTATGATGAATCAGCTAATATGGATTATTATATAAGTGAAGGAAGATATAAGAACACTACTGGAGAATTTACTCACACAAGAACCGGTTATCTGAAAGTAAATTCACACACATATACAAGTAGAACTTCTTATGATGGATACTTTATAACAAGAATAGAAACTCATGATTAAAGGAGGAATATATAAAATAATAAAAGTAGTGAAATATCACTACTTTTTTTGTGTAAAAAATTAAAAAGTTTTACAAAAGGTGTTTACAAAATTAAAAAAACATGATACAATGATAATGTAATAATAAATTACAATTATAGAAAGGAGAGTAATTATGAAAAAAGAAAGAATCATGATTAAGGGAGTCAAATATAGATATATCATAAATGATTCTAATGAGATCGAAACAGCAAAACCTGTTTCAAAAGAAGTATTAGATCTTATAAAAGATACCTTAATTAAAAAAGGAAAATACCAAGAATTTGATTGGCCGGAAATTCCTCAAGAAAAAAATTATTCAGAAAAAGATCTAAAAACTAGATTTCAAAAATGGGCAAAAATAGAATTAAAAATGTATAGAGAAGAAGTTAAAGATCCTATATTATTAAAAGCAATTGATGAAGAAATTGAAAGGAGGGAAAAGAATGACAACTCGAGAACACGTAGATTATTGGAGGAATCAAAAGATGAAAACTAAAGAGATTCTTTTGATCTTAAAAAATATAAAAAGAGAAATGAATATTCAACCAGCAGAAAAGGTATTAGATAAATATATTCAAATTCACGAAGACGAATTAAAAGAAGCATTAGATGCTTATGATTATTATCTAGGAGAGGAGATCAAAAATGAAAGTGCTATTCGATTACCAAAAAGAGATAGTGGAGAGAGCGAATAAATCAAATGCTCTCTTCATGAAAATGGGAACCGGTAAAACTATTACTTCTTTAAAAA